TAAGCGGTGATTGGCCTACAAAGCCGGAGTAATGATATGAGTAGAGCAAGGACATTAGCAAATTTTGTTGGCGGTACTAGCACAATTAGTGGTACACCTACATTTACTGGAACCGTTAGTGGGGCGGGTGCAATGGAACACATAAGCACCACTGATGTTACAACCCCTGCACAGTTTGTTGTGTTTGATAATCTCAGCACTGCTTACGATACTTTTGTTTTTCAGTATGAATTTCACCCAGATACTGATTCTACACAGTTTGGTATTCAATTTCTAGATTCTAGTGGTGCAGCAATAGATGATACCGAAGCATACGGTGTCTACAATGATTTTGATGGCTCAGCAATCAGCGATGATGATCAAAATTATATTCCAATTAGTGCGGGTACTATTGGAAATGATAATCACGAAGGTTTAAGAGGCCAGTTAACACTTCTAGGAAGAAATTATGCGGTTGCAACAGACACTGTTCCTCCGTGTGTCATAGGAAGTGGAATCGGGCATTATATATCAAATGTATATTCTGGCGGTACTATAAATGGCGGTTTAAATAGTGAATATGTTGAAGCAATCCGTGGAGTTAGGTTTTTTACTAGTGCTAATAATATTGAGCGAGGCAAAGTTTATTTATTTGGGGTTAGAAGTTAATGAAAAAATATGTAAATGGTGAACTTCTCGACATGACCGCTGAAGAAATCACGGCTCGTCAAGCAGAAATAAAAGCGTGGACTGATGGTCAAGCTGACCGTGATATAGCGGCTCTGAGAACTGAACGTAACAAACGATTGGCAGAAACTGACCATTGGGTTTTGTCTGACACGGCTGATGCTACATCTGCACAGACAACATACCGTCAAGCTCTTAGAGACATAACAGATAACGCTACATCACTAGATGATGTAAGCTGGCCGGAGAAACCATAATGCCCTATATTGGAAAAAGTCCAGTCTCAGGTGGTTTCCACAAATTAGGGAACCTGACTGCCTCTGCTACAGCCACTTACGCATTAACGCTAAACGGTGCGGCATACTTCCCCGAAACCGCTAATCAGCTTCTTGTTAGTTTGAATGGTGTTATCCAAGCCCCGCAAGATTCGTTCACAGTCAGCGGCAGTAACATTGTCTTTGCCAGCGCACTCACAAGCAGCGACAGCATCGACTTTGTTGTGGCCTTGGGTGATGTGCTAGGTGTGGGCAGCGTGACTGACGGTGCTATTACGACAGCTAAGCTGGGTAACAATGCTGTTACTGATGCTAAGTTAGCAAGCACACTAGATTTATCTAGCAAAGCGTTAACAATGCCCACTGGCTCTGTATTGCAAGTTAAACACGCTCAGAAAACTAATACTGGTGATGTTGCGCTTTCAGCAGATACAGACACAATTATTCACACTGATTTACAAGTTACAATAACGCCAACCAGCGCAAACAGCATAATCAAACTTGAAGGGCAAATCTTCGGTGAACACGATAATGCTGGTAACGTATATAATCATATGGTTTTCTTTTACAGAGACACCACAAAACTCGCAGCACCTAATGTGGGTAGTAGAACTGGTGGTGTAGCTACAATGACAAGAACATACCACACTGATAACTCAGATAGCACACCAGAGTATGCTTATTATGCTTATTTTGACCCACCTTCAACGACATCAGCAATAACTTATAAACTTGGAATGAGAGTTGCGACATCAGAAACATTCTATATTAATCGAACAGTGTCTGATGTCGATAATAGTGGCACTGAACGTGGTATTTCATTTATTAGCGCAACAGAAATAGCAGGATAGGAGACAGATATTATGGCTTTAATTCGACTAAACAATCAGTCTCTCACCGCAGTAACATCTGCTGGTTTGCCTAGTGGTACTGTGTTGCAGGTTAAGTACACTCAATTCACCTCGTACAATAATGTTGCTATTTCTGATTCAACAACAGGCACAGCCCTTGATGATTTAGCAGTTAATATTACGCCTATTTCAACTAATAGTATAATCTTGTTGACTGCTTTTATTAATGGTGAGTTTAGCGCAGCTATTGCACATGATGCGGTTGCATTTTTCTTTAGAGATAGCACTAAATTAGCTGCACCCGCAGCGGGAAACAGAGCAGTAGGTATTCAAATGGGTGGGAATCTTAGTTTTCATTCTGACAACAATGATTCAACGCCCGAAGGGTTCCACTATTCTTACTTTGATACACCAAGCACAACATCACAAATAACTTATAAAGCAGGTTTGCGAGTTACCACTGCTTGTAATTACAAAATTAACAGAACAGAAGGTGATGCTGACTTAAGCAGCAATGAACGTGGTGTGTCATTTATTAGCGCAACGGAAATCGCTGGTTGATGAAGCCCACCGCCGCATCAGTGCAGTCGCAGATCGACACGCATGAGGCAGTGTGTGCTGAACGCTGGCGTGAAACCATCCTGCGTATCAAGCGCATCGAACATATTATGATAGGCACTGCTGGCACTACAATCCTGCTGCTGTTGAGCGTGATCTTACGAGGAAATGTTTAAGGCAATCGTCATAGCTTGCGCGATAGCAACCCCCACCGATTGTATCGAGTTCCACGACACTCGTGGCCCATACGATACCCGCGCAGCGTGTGAACGCCGGGCTATGGAAATGGGTCGTGACGTTGGCGAAATGACCCACGGTTTGATGCCTAAAAAATGGCGATGCCAATCTTTGAAAAAAGGAATGCTGTCATAATGGAACCGATAAGCACGGCGCTAATGGCGGTATCTGCTGCGTCAAATGCGATAGCATTCATCAAGGCACGAGTGAACGATGTGCAATCAGTGGCTGATTTGTCGGAGCAGATTGGCACGTTGTTTTCGGCGCAGAAAAAATTAAACGAGGAACGCAACAAGCAGGCCGGGGTAAGTGATGTTAGCTTTAAGGGCAGCATTGACGCGGTGCTTGAGGCGAAACGTCTCAATGAAGAGATGCAGCAAATAGCAACAATGATTAATATGCGTTGGCCCAAGCCAGCCGACCAACCATCAACGTGGCAGGAAATCATCAACCATCATAACAAGGCGTTGCGCGAACAGCGAGAGGCTGCACTGGCTGCCGCCAAGGCTGCCGCCATTGCGCACGATGAAGCAATCGAAAACATGAAGATCGGCCTAGCTGTTTTCGCGCTGGTGGTTGTTGTGGTAGGATTGTTCATAGCAGTTATGGTATCAACAGCCGGGGCTATCGGCCTTACATGAGTACCACGATTGGACTAGCCGGTGAGCATTTTGCTGCCGGGGTAATATTGGGCATGACTGGGTGGGCGTATGCACAAGCAGCACAGGATAAAATAGATGGCGTGGCTATTTCAAAGACTGATAACACGGTGCTTAGGATACAAGTTAAGACTGCGAGCCTTATACTTGCTAAAGGCAAGCGAAATCCGGCTTATCATTTTCAGCTTGGGTCTGGCTGTTCGCAGAAGTATTTACCGCGTAACACAAAGGAGTGGGCAGATTATGACATACTGGTGTTGTGTGGCAAGGAACATAGAAGCTGCTTATTCTTCCACGTCAGTCAGATACAGCAGTACAGTAAGCGGTTGCAGGTCGATGCGTTTACTCGCGATGCTGAAGAAGAAAGCTGGCTCAAAGCTGTCGCGCTGGCTAAAGAAATGAGGCTGTAATGGATATTGAAAAGCTACGCGAAGAGCTAATCGCTGATGAGGGCATGAGGCTCGACATCTACAAATGCACGGCTGGTCACCTGACGATTGGCGTTGGGCATCGCATCATTGAAGGTGACGCGGAACACGGCAAGCCAGAGGGCTACACGATTACTGAGCGCCGCATGAAGCAGCTATTTGATCTGGACATCGCCATTGTGCGCGAAGATTGTCACCGGCTCTATGAGGATTTCAGCGAGCTACCAGAAGAGGCGCAGCGCATCATCGCCAACATGATGTTTAATATGGGTCTGCCGACTATGAAAAAATTTAAAGGCATGAAACGCTGCGTTGATGCGCGTGATTTTTCTGGGGCTGCATTAGAGATGCTCGACAGTAAATGGGCGCGTCAACTCCCCAATCGCTCAGAGAGACTGGTCAAACGCATGAGGGCGCT